AGCCTGCCAAGTAGGCACATCGTCAGCATTGAAGCTCATGAGCCTGAATGAGTCCGAGATCATCACCGTCAGGAACTCTCCCTTTGTATTTGTCTTCGGCCCTATTGATTTCCTTGGTTCAGCTTGAGCGTCAGGCACTTCTTTTGCCCAAAGCTCTCCCCCTATTCAGTGCCGGTCGATCAGATCGGAGCGACAGTCAGGATCATGCCGAGGCGCTCGGGGCGCTTGATCAGAATCCCGTAGTACCACTTGATCGAGCTGAACCCGGTCTCGCCGTAGGGATCGAGCTTGGTGGCCATGGCCTGACCCGGCATCTTGGTGAGGACGGAGAACTTCACTGTCTTGCCATCGGTCTGGAAGCCGATCGTGGTCCAGGAGTCGTCGCCGAGGACGAGCATCGGGAAGATGTCGTAGCTCGTGACGCCGGCAGTCGTCGTCGCCTGGTAGCCGGGGTTCGTCCCGACCACAGCGCCAGCGCCCGCCCAATGCAGCATCTCGGGAACCTGCACGATGCGGAAGTTGTCGATCGAACCGATCTCGCCATTCAGCACGGTGCCGGCGTCGGCGTAATGCTGAACCGAGATGAACGCCTTGTTGCCGAACAGATCCGTCATGCCCTTCAGCAGGGGCACGAGATCGCCGCCGACGAACATCACACGAGCGGCCGGGATGGTCGCAGTGTCGATCATGCGCGAACCAGTGATGACCGTGGTCTGCTTCGGACAGCGGTTGTTCGTCAGGATCTGGTCCAGACGCATCAGGTTCTTGTAGTTCACGATCGCCGGGGGAACAGTGACGCCGCCGATGGTCTGGGTTTCGCCAGAGACGCCGTAGGTGCCATTGTTCGAGGTCGCTCCACCGGAGTAGAGGATGACGCCGACCGAGGCCAACAGATCACGTTGAAGCACGGCTTCGGTCAACTGAACGGCGCCGTTCATGAGTTCGGTCGAGAGATGGTCCATCAGGGTCTCGTCCGAGTCGAAGTCGAGCGATTCCTGGGTGAACTCGGTGAAGAAGCCGAACTTGAAGAGCGAGCCCTGACGTTCCAGACGGGTGAAACCGACCCGGTTCACTCGGCCGCCGTCTTCCGACAGCGCCGGGATCTTCGAGGTGATCGTGCCCACGTCACGGCTGGAGCCGTAGAGATTGCCGTTGGCGAGCGTAGCGCCGTTGGCGTCGAGGCCCTGGTTGTTGACGTTGCGATCGTCGAGGAGGGGAACGTACTCGTAGACCTTGATGGTCTTGCCGAAGTGCTTCGGCATGTTCAGGGTCGAGGCCAGCGGCATGAAATACTGGTCTTTGCGAGCCCGGATGATCGCCTTCTTGAGGTAGAACCAAGGAGCGAGTTGATCGGGCGTATTGCCGACGTCAATGACGCCGCCATCGGCGAGGCCGGGGATGTAGTTCAACATGGCTTAGGCTTCTTTCGAGGTCAGACGCGCCCAGCAAACTGCTTCATGAAGTCCGCATCGGCCATCGCAAGGGGATTGACCGTGGAGGTCTTCGAAGCTGCTGGAGTGCTTCGGTTGGGGGATGCCGCTGCCGCCCTGGCGCTGTTCGTGACCGCAGGTTTCACAACTGCGACACGGGTAGCCACCACTGGGGCTTTGACAGGTACAACCGTTTGCGGAGTCAGATCAGCGAACGCTTTCGCCGCCGTCATCTGATCGCCCACGGTCTTGTAGGCTTGAAGAAAAGGGACATTCGCTGGAATGTGACCAAGCGTCTGACGACGATTCACTTCAGTGACGATGCGGTCATAGACACCGCTCTCTCGCTGACCGTGGATCACAGTCATAATCTCAGGCGACTTCCAAAGAGCCTCTTTGCTGGCCTGATCCCAATTGCCGTTGATGACTTGCAGCGTCGCCAAACGCTCCGGAGTGGACTTCATGTCGTCCAGAGTAGAGTGGAAAGCCACCTCTTCATCACTGACTCGGTGATTGCCTTCGCGATATGTAGGCTCGACACTGGTGTCGATCTCTTGCGGATCGATACCGGCATCCTTGATGAGCTTCTTGATGGCTTCGGGATTCTTCTTATCCAAGTCGATCAGATAAGAAAGCTTGCCCTCGTCCATCAGCCCATTGTTCTGGAGCATGGTGAGCATCTTGCGGTGCGGCACCAGCTCCTGCATTTTCTTGGTGTAGTTTGCGCCCATCTGCATGAGCTGAACCGCCTCATCGGGCGTCTTCAGCTCAATGGTGCGGCCATTCGCCTTGAATGGCAGCATGATCCGCTTGTAGAGCGCCTCGTAATCCAGAGGAGCATCCTGCGACTGTTCTTCAGTCGTCGCTCCATCGTCCTCGGTTTCACCTTTCGAAGTGTCGGAATCGTCCGTTTGGACCGTTTCCGTCTTCGCAATGGCTTCCTTGGCCGGTTTGGCAGCAACGACTTCAGCAGCAGCTTCAGTGCCCTTTTCCTTCTTCGAAGCAGCGTCCGCATGCGGATCGAGAACGACAGGCTCGACCTTGACCTGAACCGGAGCTTTCGCCACAACCGGTTCAGTCTTGATTTCCTTGACCACCGGGGGAATTTCCCCGGAGGCGACAGCCTCGACCTTCTCGACCGGAGGGATCACCTCCACGGCCGGAGGATTCTTCAGGAAGTCCTCATCGGACATGCCGAGAATGTCGGAAGCGTCAGCCATCAGACAGCGCCTTCCTCAGCCCGGGCTTCGGTGAGCGCCTCTTCGAGGTCGGCGATGTTGCGATCAGCCGTCGCACCCATCTGGATCTGCAACTGCATGTAGCGCTTGAAGTGGCCCGAAGCCTGGGCCAGAGCCAGCGCATCTGCACGCTGCTCAGCGGTGAGCATCGGGTCAGCGCTTTCCTGCACGTAACGAGCGGCGTCGTCACGGCAGAAGCCGTTCAGAACGAGCTTTCGGAAGTCCGAATTGCCGGCGAGACGCTCCGCAGAGAGTCTTCGGGCCTTCAGATGCTTGTTGAATTCAAGCTGAGTTTCGAGCTGATCGACTTCAGACATGTCTGAGTGGTCCTTGTGGGAGGTAGAGGTAAGTTTGAGTGAAGTTGATATTCGGTTTCTACTGTTAAAACATTTTTTAACCAAGTGGAAGCATAAGTTACAGGTTCACACTCTTGCTAAGTTGGATATGACCAAGGGCTGCACCAAGGTCAGGTCTGCTCTCTCCAGCCTTTGTTGGAGTAGTTAGAGCTTTTGTGACCGCGAGATGCTGCTGACCATGCACTTGAGCCGCAGCAAGTGACTGTTGACCATGGGCTTGAGCATCTTGAAGCCGCAATTGAGCGTCGCCCTGAGCCTGCTGAAGCTGCATATCCCTGGCGTGAGTAGTCCCCGTCTCTTTCTCGACGTAGTCGAGGTTCGACATGTCTTTGCGGGAATTCTCCATGCCGGCTTTGGCGTCGAGGAGCTGGATCTCGGCTTGAAGCTTCTGGACAGTGAGCTGAGCAGCTTGGAGCTGAAGCTGTTGAAGCTGCTGCTGTTCCGGGGTCGGAGGAGGAGGCGGCGGGGGCTGATAAGTCGCCAGCATATGAGCCAAGACAGGCATACGCTTCAGCTTGGCGATCTCGCCCATGATCATCATCGTGATCTGAGGACCAGCACTCGGCCCACAAGTCTGAAGCATGAAAGCCAGGTCTTGACCCTTGGCATCATCGACTTCAGCCGTATTGATGTCTACGTCGAGGTCGAAGTTGCCCTTCAGATCTTCACGACTAATCTCAACGAAGGTCTCGTTGGTGACCATGATCGTTTCTTTTTCCGAGAGAAACTCGGAATTCATGGCGATGATCTTGACGCCGATCTCGACCATACCCTTCGCCAGCCGGCGAAGAATGGCCATCTCACGAAGCGCCGCGGCATCGAGTGCAGCTTTGGCGTTGGCAGCCACCGGACCATAGGCTTGGCCGGAAATGCCGCCCGAGAAGCTCTTCACCCCGGAGAGTGCTTCAGCTTCTTGGTTCACCATGGCGGTCATTTGCAGAGCAGAGTTGGGCAACTCCGGGTATTTGTGCTCGATGATACCCTGA